GCATTGCTTGAGCAAATTTATACCAAGAATCTTCTTGTCGAGGATAAGTAATTCCCACCATCCAATTGTGAATGAGTGAGTAATTAGTACAATCTTCATCTACAAGAAATCTTATAGTTAAAGTTTCATAATCTAATTTATCACCAGACAATTGAAAATCATTGAGTGGTGTTGCCTGTTGAGGACCACCCATAGAAATGCCAGGAATATTTGCACTTACGACTTGAAAACCAACCGAAGAAAATCCAGGGATATCTAATTGAAATCCAGTAGGTGCTAAAAAGTTTGTGTTACATTGAGTCATAGGTGTAGATATTCTTCCCCATAATATTTATAGACATAAAAAAAGGACCCCGAAGGGTCCAGTGTTTGTGTATCCTGATGGATCACATAAGGTTTGCAACAGAAACTCTTCTGTAGTATGCATTGGTGCCGAGGTTGCCAGAAGCAAGTGGGTTGCTGTCGGACAGTGCTGCCTCGCCTTTTGCGAAGGGGTTGAGAACCATGCCATAACGGGTCTTGAACCCGATACGTGGCTGGAAGTCATCCTGACCAACGCTACGTACCATCTGGAGAGGTACATAAGGGCAGTAGAACATGCCAGCGTCATAAGGTGAAGTACCCTTATAACCGATGACGTAGTACTGGTTACCTGAAGCACCGGAACCTGCTGAACCACCACGGGTGATGGTTGCATAAGGATCGATGTAGACGCGATAGCGACCGTTAAGAACACCAGCGAAGGTGTTACCAGTTTCGTCAACTGCAAGACGGTTGTTACCCTCAAGAGCAGGAGCATAATCAAGTACACCTGCCATTGCCAGTGCCGAAGCAACGTCAGCAGAGCACATGATCATGTTGCCCTTTCCTCTACGAGTTTCGCGTGCAATTGCGTTTGCATCACGCTCGATTTGGAACAGAAGTCCTTTGAACTTCTCAACAGACCAACGACCATTGGAGTCAACGTCCAGGTCGAAAGTACCAGCGGTAGAGGTGTCAAACTGAGCACCGGACTTAGCGGACTTATAGATGGTACGAACAACCTCACGGTTGATCTCTGCAAGAATCTCAGAAGACAGGATGTTTGCCAGTTCCGACTCAGCGTCAAGACCATGAATAGCACGAAGGTCTTGTGCAAGTTCGATGCTGTAATCTGCCTTCAGAGCACGTGACTTAGCAGTAACGGCAATCTTCTCGATTGAGAAACCCATCTGACGGAAGTCAGGGGTAGAACCGTCGCTGTCAAGACCTTCCGAAACTTCGGTGCCCATGGCAACGTCAACGTCATACTGTGCTTGACCGCCACCAGCGTCATTAAGAACAGCAGGGTTGTTGCCAGTAACGCCAAGAGACGTAGCAGGGTTAGTACCAGCAGCACCGGACTGACCAGTTTTGACTTCGTTGAAGAAGGTCTCGTCGTTAGCAACTGCTTGACCATCATACTTCGCACGCATTGCGAAGATGAGTCCGGTAGGACCAGACATTGGTTGAACGCCAGCAAGGTCATATGCGACCAAGTTGGGCATTGCACGTCTGATCAATGAGATCAGAACGGGGTCGAAACCAGCAACAGGACCAGCAGCAGTAGCGCCAGAACTGAAACCAGCAGCGCCTGAACCTGCACCAGCAGAGGCGTTAGAACCGGTGCTCATCGTAGGAATTGCTTCAGACAGGATCTGACGCTCTTCGCGAATTACACGCTCTTGGTTTTCAAGCAGGATAGAAGTGACAGCTTTCTTGTAGTTATCTTCAATTTTAGGAAGATCACCATGGTCAAGAACAGGTGCCCACTTTTCCTGGAGGTGTTGGGACATGCCTAACATTTTTGTTTTCTCCGATTTAAAAGTAAGTGGTTAAAATTTAATTAATTCCCGTAGCGGGAGATTGCGTTGACATACGCAGACATCGAACCCTCTACAGGGGATGCAACTTCACCAGTTGCAATGTCTTCCTTCAGTTCTACCTTTGCCTTAGGGAAATAGTTTTCCTTGATGGTTTCAAGTTTTGACTTGAAGGATTCCTTAGATTCAAACTCAACGCCTTCAGCAAGGGAAGCGAACTTCTCTGCTTGAGTGTCGGCAAGACCTTTGGAAACTTCGGTAACAATCGACTCTTTAACAAAAGAGTTTACTGTACCGTTGAGTGACATATTGGTTTCAATTTGCTCATTGAGCTTTTCTTCCATTTCATCAAGTTTGTCTGTCATCTCTTGCATAACATCATATTTTTCTTCAGGGAGTTGTACATGATTTGCTTCAAAAATTTCATGAATACCCTTCATCAGGGATTCTGCCATTTCAAGTTTGATGCCGTTGTGAAGTTCGATTTGATTCTCTTTCCTCCACTCTTCGGCAACATAGTTGAGGAACTTGTCCATTTTCTCAGCAAGTTCCGACTTAACGGTTTCGACTTGCTCAGTAAGACGTACCTCAAATGACTCTTCAATCTTCTTAGTTTCTTCAGCAAGTTTTGACTTGACTGCTGCTTCAAAGATTGTTTTGGTTTTTTCTTTGAACTCTTCGGAAAGTTCTTCGCCAGCGATCAGAGCATTTACATCCTCGTCAACACTGAACTCTGCTTCAACTTCAGTAGTTTCAGCAACTACTTCTTCGGTTGACTCCTCTTCTTCCTTGAGTTTAGCAGGGGCAGCATCACCGGGTTTAGCGTTCTTGGTAACATGACCATCGCTAACTTTAGATGTACCCTTGTTATCAATTTTAGATGAGTTATCATCCTGCTTGTAGTTCTGGTTGGTAGGACCACCCAGATTATCTTTAGCAGTATCTTGAGGAGCAGGGATAGTAGCAGCTACCATGCCATCTGCTTTGCCAGCACCATCAGTTGGCGCTTTTTCCTCAAGAGTTTCTTCTGTGAAACTTTTAAATTTCTGGTCAACTGATGCTGACATGTGCAATTTCTCCTTAATATAATCTGTAGTATTTGCTATAAGTTATTTATACTTTATAAAGTTTTTAAGAAAACTTCAAACGCGGAAACTTTGCGCTCTTGAATATTTATTAAAGTTGCTTGATCAAGTTCTTTCTTCAGTTGAGCAATATGTCTCTCTTGAAGAATGCCATTATCCCAGACCCATTCTTTACCTTCCATAATACCTTCAACGAAAGCATCAGGAGCAGAAGGATCTGCTACGATATCAGCAGCAGTGGCAAGCATAAAGTCATTGCGAACATAGGATGCACCATTCTTTTCAGTAATTGATCCAATCCCACGGGATGAAACACCTAATTTAACTCCTTCGTCAATTAGATTCTTGGCAATTCTACCCATAGGGGTGTCAAGAATTTTTGCTTTTCCGATAAAATTATGCCCTTCTCTTTGAAGTGAAATAATTTTATGAGATACGCGATCTAAATTAACGGTGGGTCCCTCAGGATGTCCGAGTTCACCAAGAGCACGATCCTTAGAAATATATGATTCAGTGTAACGACCAACTTCTTTTTCAAGAACGTCCATCGAATAAACTCTGTTATTTCTATTTTTAATATCTGCTTGCAGAAAAACTCCTTCGATGAAGTGGGTCTTTTTAGATCCACTTTCTTCAACGAGAAATTCTACAGCATCAATCTGTTCCGTTATCAGTTTCATCTTCGGTCTGTTCGGGTTCGTTTTCTAAATGGTTGAACATGTCTGCACCCACTTTCTCTTTTTCAAGAGTAAGAATGGATGCTGCTTTATTCATGATCATATCTTTGACAGCATCAGAAGCATCAGCAAGTTGATCCTTCATAATCATATCAACAATTTTAGTAGGTTCCATAATTTAACCTCGTATTATTTAGTGTTTGAGTTTCCTGACGTTGGAGGCGCAGGAGGGTTTTTCAAATTGTCCAGGTTAACCTTTTGGGTTTCCATGTCCAGTTCTGCAGTTTGCTTATCTTGAGCAACTGTATCAAGTGGATCAATTACTTGACCCGCTTTGATTTCATTATTTATCTGTTCCTTCATTTCCTCAATTTCTTGCTCAGTAAAGTGCAGAAGTTGACGCATGACATAATCTTGTGAGAAGTACTTACCAACATAGAGATCTAGTTTGTCAAGAACCTCCATCTTCTTCTCCATCATTTCAAGATCAGCAAGTTCAGCAAACTGATTATCATACAGATAATCATACTGAATATGCTCTTTCATATCTTCCCAATCTTCAATGGTGATTACACCCTTGAGGATTAATTGTGTTTTGAGAAGATCGTGGAGAAGATCAGAGAATTTTTTACGTAGACGACCTACAAATTTTGTAAATTTAATTTCGTCTCTATTAATCTCTTCTGATTTACCTAGATCAAATGACTTATCACTTTCCAATCTAGAAGGAGGAACGTTAAGTGCCTTATAGAGTTGAGTTTGGAAATACTTAATGTCAGTTAATTCACCAAGGTTTTGTCCACCAGGTAGTGTAGTAATTTCAGTACCACGACCACCTTCACGACGAGGCAACCAGAAGTCCTCAAGCATACTCATATGCTTTTTGTCGTCACGAATTTCTCCAGTACTGGAGTCATATACCATCTTATTTCTATAGCGTGACATCACATCACGTAGGTATTGTTCCGCTTTAATTTTAGGAAGATTGCCGACATCGATGTAGAAAATTCTACGCTCAGGTGCTCTTGACAATCTATAGATGACAATGCTATCTTCAAGCATTCTCAACTGATTAAGGAACTTAATTGCTTTATGTAAATAACTCAGGGTCATATTTCTACCCTGATCTACAATTCCAGATGCTACGTATGTAATAGCATCTTTTGCAATTTTAATTCCTTGGTTAGTATTGTTTACACCCTTAGCATTGTAAACAAAAAATTCTGTGACTTTACCGTAGTCATACTTGTTAAATTGATCTGCGTCTACTGCTGGTTTTTCTATCAGACGTACTTTCTTAATCTTAAGAGGATCAATATAACGTAGTTCTAATAAACCTTTTGAAGGGTCTTCTAAATCAATAACTTTATGATAGAATAATCTGCCATCGACGTACCAACGTCTGAAAATTTGATGTGCAGATTTATCAAAATCTAAGAGACGTTTGATATGATCAAACTCATCTCTCATCCTATTTTTGATGGAATCCGATACTTCTAAATTTGACAGTTCTAATTCTACTGGACTGTCATCTTGATCAGTAACGATTGCCTCGTTTGTTACATCTTCAATTGCACTGTCCACTTCAGGGGCAAGTGCCATTTCTCTATAACGACGAATGAGATTAATCTCATCACGCTTCTTTGTATCATCAAGATCTACATAGTGACCAAACCATCCACCATATGGAGTAATGGTGGATGATGCATCATTATCAGTAGGTGGTACCGGGGACGTAGCTGCCTTCGCCCCCTTTTTGAGATCTTCAGGTGTAATTGAAAATCCAAATAGTTCTGCCATGCCAAATATATAAAAATTAAGCGTTGCTACTATTTAGCGATCTTCAAGAAGTAAGATCTCCAGAACCAACTGCAAAGTCCTTAGAACCAACATCCATGTACTGGTATTGGAACTCAACATCAAATTCTTCAATCTGATCATTGCTGTCATATGCAAGATTAATTGCACCGACACTAGTTGGCCAAGCACCTACTAATTTATACTCACGCAAGACATCTGTGGTAGTGTCTTTTGCTTTTTGCTGAACAACTAGATCAGTGAAGTATGATCCAGTTCCACCGATAGCACCGAAGTCAAGCGTACCAATGTTTTCATCAGTTTTGT